ATGCTGAAGCTTGAACACGTCTCCAAGACTTTCAACCCCGGCACGATCAATGAAAAGCGCGCCCTGCAGGACGTCTGCCTGCGGCTGGCGCCGGGTGATTTCGTCACGGTCATCGGCGGCAACGGCGCGGGCAAATCCACGCTCCTGAATGCCGTCGCGGGCGTCTGGCCCGTGGACAAGGGGTCGATTTTAGTCGACAACGCGGACGTGACGGGACTGCCCGAGCACAGGCGCGCGGCGTTCATCGGCCGCGTGTTCCAGGACCCCATGACCGGCACCGCGCCGAACATGCAGCTGGAGGAAAATCTCGCCCTCGCCGCGAGGCGCGGAAAGCGCCGGGGTCTCGGCTGGGGCGTCACGAAGGCCGAGCGCGAGGAATACCACGAGCGGCTGAAGATCCTCGGCCTCGGGCTGGAGGATCGTCTGACCGTGAAGGTGGGGCTGCTCTCCGGCGGCCAGCGTCAGGCGCTGACGCTGCTGATGGCGGCGATGCAGGACCCGAAGCTGCTGCTGCTCGACGAGCACACCGCCGCGCTCGACCCCGCCACGGCGAAAAAGGTGCTGGAGATCTCCGACCACATCGTGCAGGAAAATCACCTCACGACGCTCATGATCACGCACAACATGAAAGACGCCATCGCCCACGGCAACCGCCTGATCATGATGAACGAGGGCCGCGTGATCCTCGACGTCTCCGGCGAGGAGAAGCAGCATCTCACCGTCAAGGACCTCATGGACCGCTTCGCCGCCATCGCCGGCGAGACGATCGACTCGGACGAGATCCTGCTGTCGAAGTAAATACGGCAAACCAACACCGCCGCACCCGTTTGGGTGCGGCGGTGTTGGTTTAAAACAGGACGTCATTGCGGCTCAGAGATACGCGGGCTTCGGCGGTCTGCGGTCGAGCAGCACCTTGCCGTAGCACACGACGCGGCTGCCGCTGTCGGCGGAGATGACGCGGTTGGCGTCCTCGCGGCGCGGGTTTGCGCTCAGCAGAAGCAGATTGCGCGCGGCGTCCAGGCAGTACTGCTTGCACAATACGTCGCCGTCGACGAAGAACACGCCCACGTCGAATTCCTGCAGCGTCGCGTCGCGCTGGACATAGACCGTGTCGCCGTCGCGGATATAGGGCTCCATCGAGTCGCCGGAGATCGTCACGGCGAAGTCCGCGCCCACGGGCGTCTCGGACGTGCGCGGCTCCATCACATACTCCTCGCCCTCGATCGGGGAGGCGTAGCCCGCCGCGGCGGGGAAGAGATAGTGGCGGATATAGGTGACCTCGCCCGACGGCGCGTTCTGGCACAGATCCGCCTGCGAGGCGAGATACCGCGCGAAGCTCATCAGCTGCCGGCGACCCTCATGGTTGAGCGTGTCCAGCAGCGCCGAGAGCTGCTCCTGCTCGCCGTTGGTCGCGGGCGTGTCCATCGCGTCCTGCACCAGGTACGCCACCGGCACGTCGAACAACTCCGCCATCTGGCGGATCTTGCCGGTCGGGATGTCCTCCACGCGCCCGGTCTCCCACTTGCTGACGGCGTTTTTCTGCACGCCGAGCCGTTCGCCCAGCTCCGTCTGCGTCAGCTTCAGCTCCTTGCGGTGCTTTCTGATCTTCTGTCCGATGGTCATGGAAAAAACCTCCCGATCCTTGTAGTTTCAACGATTTTGTATCTTGCAAAACCATTTTAGCAAAAAAAATTCAAAAAATCAAGAAAAGTGTCTTGACAAACGGAAAAAATGTGCTATAATCCAAAGTGTCCGGTAAACGTGATAATAAAATCAGAAAGGAGCTTTTAAAGATAAATGCTTGGATCAACGAGGCTTTTTCCGGGCGATATCGGGCATGAACCGGCGCTCTCCCCGCCGGAGGCGCGCATTCCGGTCTGTCCGGTCTGCGGCGCGGAGACGTGGGAGCTCGTGCGCGACCGCTGGGGCGAGGCTGTGGGCTGCCCCGGCTGCGTCGAGGTGACGGACGCGTCGGACGGCTCGGAGCACACGCTCGGATATTACGCAATGGGAGGTGTATGAGACAAATGTGGCTGCCGATTCACACCGAATTGCCGCGGCATATCAAAGTGCAGCGCCTTTCGCGGTTGTTAAACATTAAACAGGCGCAGGCAGTGGGGCATCTGGTCATGCTCTGGCTCTGGACGCTGGAGAACGCCTCCGACGGGAATCTGGGCACGTTCACCTATGAGGAGATCTGCCAGGCCGCGGGATGGCGCGGGCGAGACAGGGGAAGCTTCATCACAGCGTTGATAGAAGCGGGTTTTCTGGATCTCGACAACCGGATCCATGACTGGAACGACTACGCCGGAGAGCTGCTCACGCGCAGGGAGCGAGACCGTCTGCGCAAGCGGGAGGAACGACGCCGCGCCAGGGAGCAGAACGAGGCCATCGAACAGACGGAGCCGGATCCGCTCTTTGACCTGTCCTTTGGACATCCTGTGCTATAAATAGACAGTACAGAACAGTACAGTACACAACACACAGAAAGACAGAAAGAAAGCCGCGCGGGAAGCGGCCATTTCAAAACGGAAAAACGGAACAGAACGTTCTGTGCCGCATGGAAAGGAGCATGGTAGTATCGCAAGAACCAAGACCGAAAGTCCGGAGCGGATGCTGGATCTGCTGCAGCACAAGCTCCGGCTGGTGATCGAATCCGACGAGACGCAGGAGGTGAAAGCCCTGCGCGACTGTACGGCGGCGCTCAAGGAGATGAACGCCTTGCGCAAGGACCTTCAGCCGCGTGACGCCGAGGGCGCCGGCACGGGCGTGATCATCCTGCCGGAGGTGCAGGAGGAATGAACACCATCTGGACACCCCAGCCGAAGCAGGCGGCGTTTCTCAGGCGGGGAGAATATGAATGCCTCTACGGCGGGGCGGCGGGCGGCGGCAAATCGGACGCCCTGCTGATGGAGGCGCTGCGGCAGGTGCACATCCCACACTACCGGGCGATCCTCTTTCGCAAGACGTTTCCCCAGCTCGCGGAGCTGATCGACCGGTCGCAGGCGCTCTATCCGCGCGCGTTCCCTCTGGCGCGCTACAACGAGACGAAGCACCTGTGGCGCTTTCCCTCGGGCGCGCAGATCGCGTTCGGCTCGATGCAGCACCCCGGCGACCGCCTGAACTATCAGGGACGGCGGTATGACTTCATCGGCTTCGACGAGCTGACGCACTTTTCGTGGGAGGAGTACAGCTACATGTTCAGCCGGAACCGACCCAGCCGCGCGCCCGGCGCGACCGGGAAGACCCGCTGCTACATCCGCGCCACGGCCAACCCCGGCGGCATCGGTCACGGCTGGGTGAAGGCACGGTTCATAGACCCCGCGCCGCCCATGACCCCGATCCGCGAGGAGGTCACGGTGCGCGAGCCCGACGGCAGTCAGAAGACCTTTACCCGCAGCCGCGTGTTCGTGCCGGCGACGGTCTATGACAACGAGGCGCTGCTGCGCGATGATCCCGAATATGTCGCGCGGCTCGCCCTCCTGCCGCCGCGGGAGCGCAGCGCTCTGCTGTACGGCGACTGGGACAGCTACGAGGGGCAGTACTTCGCGGAGTTTCGCCAGACGCCCGACGCGGAAAAGTGCCGGCAGGCGGGACTCACCATCGGGGAGGCGGCAAAGCAGCGGCGCTTTACGCACGTCATCGCGCCGTTCGACCTCTCATCCGGAGCTGCCCGCGGCTGGAAGCTCTGCCGGAGCTACGACTTCGGGTACGCCAAGCCCTTTTCCTGCGCGTGGTGGGCGGTGGACTACGAGGGGACGATCTACCGCATCCTCGAGCTCTACGGCTGCACCGAGACGCCGGATCAGGGCGTGCGCTGGACGCCGGAGCAGCAGTTTCGCCGCATCCGCGAGATCGAGGACACGCACCCCTGGCTGCGCGGACGGCACATCGACGGCGTGGCCGACCCCGCCATCTGGGACGCCTCGCGCGGCGAGAGCATCGCCGAGACGGCTGCAAAGTGCGGCGTCTACTTCACGCCCGGCGACCACAAGCGCATCCCCGGCTGGATGCAGTGCCGGTTCCGGCTGCAGTTTGACGGAAACGGCTACCCGCGCATGTATGTCTTCGACACCTGCAAGGCGTTTTTGCGCACCGTGCCGCAGCTGCAGTTTTCGCCCGGCGATCCCGAGGATCTCAACACCGCGCAGGAGGACCACGTCGCGGACGAGTGGCGGTATTTCTGCATGTCGCGCCCCGTCGCGGCCATGCAGCCGGAGCCGCGGGAGATCGCCGGAGGGTTCGATCCGTTTTGAGCGGGCGGCAATCTGCCGCCCGAAAAAGAAAGGAGAATCGTATGAACGAAATCCAAACCCCGCCCTTTGACATGGCGCGGGTGACGCAGCTGCTTCAGGTGCTGCGGCGCTACCGCGAGGGCAAGCGCTCCGTGGAGGCGCGGCTCATCGCCTCCGAGCAGTGGTGGAAGCTCAGAAACGCCGAGATGGCAGACCGCGAGGGACACCCCAAGCCCGGCTTTCGCTCGCGCTCGGGCTGGCTGCACAACGTCATCACCTCCAAGCACGCCGACGCCATGGACGCCTGCCCGGAGCCGAACATCCTGCCGCGTGAGGCGACGGACAAGCCCGAGGCCGAGCGCCTCTCGCGCCTGATCCCCTGCATCCTGGAGCAGAACCGCTTCGAGCGCGCGTGGTCGGACGCGTGGTGGTCGAAGCTCAAGTTCGGCACGGGCGTCTACTGCGTCGCGTGGGACCCGGAAAAGCTCGGCGGCCTCGGCGACGTGGACATCCGCCGGTGCGATCTGTTAAACCTCTTCTGGGAGCCGGGCGTGTCGGACATCCAGCGCAGCAAGTACTTCTTCGAGGTCGCGTTCGTCGACCGCGACGAGCTCCGCGCGCGCTATCCCGAGCTCCCGATCGCCCAGACGCACGCCTCGCTCACGGCGGTGCTGCCCTATGACGACCGCGTGGACATGTCGGAAAAGGTGCCGGTCATCCACTGCTACTACCACATCGGCAGCGCCCTGCACTACGCGCGCTTTACGCCGGACGCGGTGCTCTTCGCCACCGAGAACGACCCCGGCGGACTCGCCGAGACCGGGCTTTATGACCACGGCCGGTACCCCTACATCTTCGACGCGCTCTTCCCCGTGGAGGGCTCGCCCTGCGGCTACGGCTATGTCGATCTCTGCAAGCAGCCGCAGACGGAGATCGACCTCATGAAGACCGCCTTTGTGGAAAACACGATGAACGGCGCCAGACCCCGCTACTTCGTGCGGCGCGGCAGCGGCGTCAACCGCGAGCAGTTTCTGGATCTGAACGATCCGCTCGTCGAGGTCGAGGGGACGCTGGACGAAAATGCCATCGCGCCGATCCGCCACGAGCGGCTCGACGGGGCGTACCTCGCCATGCTCGACCGCACGATCGCGGAGCTGCGCGAGACGAGCGGCAACACCGAGACCTCGACCGGCACCGTCTCGAGCGGCGTCACCGCCGCCTCCGCCATCGCCGCCCTGCAGGAGGCCAGCGGCAAGGGCAGCCGCGACAGCGCCATGTCCGGCTACCGCGCCTACGCCGACCTCGTGGAGCTCGTCATCGAGCTCGTGCGGCAGTTTTATGACCTGCCGCGCCAGTTTCGCATCCTCGGCCCCGACGGGAGCGAGACGTTCACCGCCTACTCCAACCGCGCCCTGAAGCTGCAGGAGGCGGGCGGCATGTACCGCCTTCCCGTGTTCGATATCCGCGTCGTGCCGCAGAAGCGCTCTGCGTATACGAAGATGGCGATGAACGACCTTGCGCTGCAGCTGTTTTCGCTCGGCTTTTTCCGCGCCGACATGGCAGACCAGGCGCTCCGGTGCCTCACGGTCATGGACTTTGACGGCAAGGACGCGCTCAGAAGGGTCATCGAGGCATCGCAGATGCCCGTAGGGGACGGCGTCCTCGACGTCCCGTCCGATGGCAGCGGCGGCAGCGACGGCAGCGGGCGGCAGGTTGCCGCCCCTACGGCGAGACCCGGCGCCGACCGCATGGAGCGCGCCCGTGACACCGCCCGCAGCGCCGCAATACCGAAAGAGAGGAGAACGTGATGAACGAAGAAACGAACATGGTGACCGAACAAACACCAAATCGGATCGAAGGATCCGATTTGGAGAGGAAGACCGGAGGCGCGGATATGGAGACGGCGGGCGGCGATTTATCGTTGTCCGGCGGCGGAATGGAGCAAGTCCGGTCTGACGAATCCCCTGCCATGATCGCGGAGGACGAGGCTATCAGAGCCCACTTCGACCGGCTCTGGCAGGAGGCGGAGACGTTTTCGCGCGAGGTGCCGGGGTTCGACCTCGCGCGGGAACTGGAAGACGACGCCTTTGCCGCGCTCCTGAGCCCCCGCCGGGGGCTGACGCTGGAGCAGGCGTATTTCGTCCGCCACGGCAGAGCGCTGCTCGCCGCCGCCGAACGCGCCGCCGCCGAGCGCGTCTCCGCCGCCCTGCAGGCCAGCCGCCGCGTCCCCGCCCCGCTGGAGAGCGCCGCCGCGACGCCGGGCTTCCGCTGGGACAAGGACTCCGGCGCCAAGGCGAGAGAAGCCCTGAAAGCCCGCATCCGCAAGGGAGAGAAGATTTACCCCCACGGTTAACATCAACCAAACGAGATTGGAAGGAGAAATTTGAATGCCTGAAACCAACACCACCACTGTCATCAACGCAACGACGGGCTATGTCAACGGCGCGACCGGCGACGTGACCGCGTTCGACAACGCCCACACGCTCGATCCCGAGATCAAGAGCTTCTATGACACGGAGCTTCTGGAAAACGCGCGCGCGGAGCTGTTCTTCGCGCAGTTTGCAAAAAAGCAGCCCCTGCCCGCCCGCCACGGCGGCACCGTCGAGTGGCGCAAGTGGAACACCTTCGAAAAGGCCGAGAAGCTGCAGGAGGGCGTGATCCCGACGGGTCAGAAGTTCGGCGTGAGCCGCATCACCGGCGCCATCGACCAGTACGGCACCTACACCGCCATCACCGACCGTCTGGAGCTGCGCGCCTACGACGACATCATCCTCGGCGCGACCGAGGAGATGGGCGCCTCCGCCGCCGAGACGCAGGAGACGCTGACCCGCGACACGCTGATGACGAACACGAACGTTTTTTACTGCCACAACGTCAAGCCCGACGGCACCCCGGGCGCCGTCGCCGTGCCGACGAGCTGCGCGCAGATGGGCGCATCCGACGCGGACGGCTGGGCCAAGCTCACGCCCGACATGGTGTCCCGCGTCGTCACCCAGATGAAAAAGGCCCGCGTCCCGACCCTGCACGGCAAGTACGTCGCCATCGTGCACCCCTCGGTCGCGTATGACCTGCGCAGCTCGGACGAGTGGATCGAGGCGCACAAGTACGCCGCCCCCAACGAGCTCTTCAACGGCGAGATCGGCGAGCTGCACGGCTGCCGCTTCGTCGAGGACGTGTTCGCGCCCGTGCTCGGCGGCAATGACTACAAGAACAAGTCCGGCGGCGTGACCTACGCCACGTTCTTCCTCGGCCGCGACGCCTTCGGCATCATCGACCCCGAGGGCGGGGCGCTGGAGATCATCGTCCACGACAAGGAGGAGATCGGCGGACCCCTGAACCAGTTCAGCACCGTGGGCTACAAGTTCGAGACCAACGGCGCGACGATCCTCTATCCCGAGCGCTGCGTGCGCGTCATGTCCACCGGCGCGTACAGCGCGAGTGACGAGACGAATTACACCGAGGCGTAAGACCGTATGAAAAGCGGGCGGATGATATCCGCCCCTACCGCACCCCGTAAGAACGTAGGGGCGGCAATCTGCCGCCCGCAGACGACTGCCGCCCCTACAGGACGCACCCACACAGAACGCAGGGGCGGCAACCCGCCGCCCCTGCACGAGAAAGGAGACCATGATCATGGCAACCAAACAGGAAATCTTCATCCCGCGCACGGGCGAGGCGAACGACGCGGGGCTGTATGTCGCGGTCAACGGCGAGGCGTATCTGCTCCCGCGCGGCAAAACCAGCCGCGTGCCCGCGCACATCGCCGCCGAGATCCGCCGCAGTGAGGCCGCCCGCGAGCAGCAGGAAAAGACGGCCAAATCCATGCGCGGAAAGGACGGCACGCCGTGACGCCGACCGAACTCATCGAAATCGTTGACCGCATCACGCCCAACGCCTTCGACTCCGAGGACAAGCTCCGCTGGCTCATGCAGCTGGACGCTGAGATGCGCCTGGAGCTCTTCCCGGACGCGCAGGAGAGCCCGGATCCCGCGGGGACGCTGCTGATCCCCGACCCCTGGGCGGAGGAGATCTACACCGCGTACCTCCAGGCGTGCATGGCGTGGGCGGACGAGGAGGACGCGCGGTATAACCGGTTCATCCTGCGCTTCAACGACGCGTACCAGCGCTACGCGCGCCTCCTCATGGACGAGCGCGTGCGGTATCCGCGCATGCCCCTCCGCTTTTGAGGAGGAATTCCCATGCCCATTTACCCATCCGTAACCATCCGCCCCGTGACCGTGCAGCGCACGGTCACGTTCCGGGGCGTGCGCCGCCATGACCGCATCCGCGAGGGCGAGTGGAGTCAGGCGGAAAATCTCACGAGCGCCCTCTCGCCGATGCTCTCCGTGCGCAAACAGCGCGCCCGCGCCGGCGCCTACGGCGGCACGGTGCTCGCCCTCGCCGCGTCCGACCCCGTCGCCGCGCTCTTTCGCGCGGAGAACGATCCCGACTGCGTGATTTTGCAGTACGGCGAGCGCACCGAGCGCTTTTCCTGCCCTGAGGGGCAGGACCCCGGCGGCGTCGTGCGCATGGGCGCGGTGCTCGTCCTGCCGGGGCTGAACGCCTGCGTCAACACCGTGACCGGCGAGCGCGCTGCCCTCGGCGCGGCGTTCACGCCCGCTGATACCGACATCACCGCCGCCGGCATGCGACACCCCTACGTCCTGAAGCTCTGCCCCTGCGACGCCGAGGGCAATGAGCTGCGCGTGTTTGAGCTCACGACCGCCGCGGAGGGCGAGACCTACGAGGCAGACCCCGCGCAGTACAGCATTGCCGCCGGGGAGTGCTATGCCGTCGGCAGCCAGCGGCGCATCCGCCGGTATGACCCGGCGAGCCGGGAGACCTGGCGCACCATGCCGCACTTTCTGCGCGTCGAGGCCGCCGGCATTGACGCCGTGGGCTTTCGTGCCGGCGACTTCGTGGACGTCGCAGGGCTTCCCGTCGCGTGGACGGCGGGCGTCTGGGTCGATGACGTCGCGCACGACGCGGTCGATCCCATGATGACCCACAACCGCGACGGCAGCTTTGACGACGATCCGAACGGCCTGCGCGAGATCGCCGCCGTGGGCGCGGGCTATGTCGTCCTCCGGGACGTGTTCTATACGCGCCGCGTGACCGCGGACTGCACCGCCGCGCAGGGCGTCACGGTCAGACGCGCCGTGCCGGAGATGGACTTCGTCGTCGAGGCGCAAAACCGCCTCTGGGGCTGCCGGTACGGCGAGTCGGACGGCAGGCTCGTCAACGAGCTCTATGCCTCCGCCCTCGGCGATCCGACCGCGTGGCACCGCTTCAGCGGGCTCTCCACCGCGAGCTGGGCGGCCTCCGTCGGCTCCGAGGGGCCGTTCACCGGCGCGGCGGTGCTCCACGGGCAGCCGGTGTTCTTCAAGGAAAACTGCGTCCACCGGATCTATCCCTCCGCGCTGGGGGCGCACCGCGTCACGGAGCAGCGCATCGCGGGCGTCGCGCCCGGGTGCGGCGGAAGCCTCGTGCCGTTTGAGGGCGGGCTCAGCTATGTGTCCCGTGCCGGCGTCATGCGCTGGTCGGGCGGGAGCAGCCAGCTTTTGAGCGAAAACCTCGGCACGCTCCGCCCCGTGCGGGCGGCGGCGGGCGTCTGGGGCAGGCGGCTCTGGCTCTCGCTCACGGAGCCGGAGGGCGGGACGCTCTGGGTCTATGACGCCGCGCACGAGACGTGGTTTACAGAGTCCAAGCCGCCCGAGGGGCTCCCGACGTGCTATCTCGCGTGCGGCGATCAGCTCCTTGCCGCGTGCGGCGGCGCGGTCTGGGATCTGCTCGGCGCCGAAGGCGAGCCGGAGGAGGCGGTGCATTTTTCCTGCACGAGCGGCCTTGTCGGCTACGCCGTCACGGAGCAGAAATATGTCTCGCGCCTCGTGCTGCGCATGTCGCTGCCGCGCGGCAGCCGCATGGACGTGTGGCTGGAGTATGACTCCGACGGCGTCTGGCGCCATGCGGGGCACCTGCGCGGGCAGGGGACGATGTCGTTCCTGCTGCCGGTGCGCCCGCGCCGCTGCGACAACTTCCGCCTCCGCCTCACCGGCGAGGGCGACGCGAGACTGTACAGCATCGTCAAGCACCTGACGAAAGGAAGCGATCTGCCATGATCTGTCTGCCGCCGCCGGAGGGCGCGCCGCCTCAGCTGCGCGAATGGCTCGAACGGCTCATGGATGAGCTCGACCGGCTCGAGGAGCGCGTCGCGGAGCTGGAAGCGCAGCAGCCGCCGTTCTGACGAGAAAGGAAGAAACATGCCAAAGAAAAAAATCATCTACGACCCCGACGCGGATTATTCGGATCTGATCCGCGCCGCGGAGGCCGCCGGCGACCTTGCCGCCGCCGCGCGGTATGAGCAGCAGCGCAACGAGAAGATCCGGTCCGAGGGACTGAGCTACCCGACGACCGACCGTTACGCCGCGTATCTGCCCGAAAACCGCTACGCCTTCGACCCGGAGCAGGACGCGGGCTATGCCGCCGCGAGAGCGGACATGGACGCGGCGTTCCGCGCCCTGACGCAGGGCGGGTCGTTTTCCTACGACGCCGCGTCTGACCCTGTGTATCAGGCCTATGCCGCGCGGTATCTGCGCGAGGGGCGCAGCGCCATGGAGGACACGCTGGGGAGAACCTCGGCGCTCACGGGCGGCTACGGCTCGACCTACGCCGAGAGCGCCGCGCAGCAGGCGTACCAGACGTATCTGAAGCGCCTCGGCGACGTGCTGCCCGACCTCTACGCGGCGGCTTACAGGCGCCACCGCGAGCAGCAGTCGGACAAGGCCGCGCAGTATGCCCACGCCCGCGCCGCCGCGGACAAGGCCTACGACCGCGCCTGGGCGCGGTGGTCCGAGCAGCTGAAGCTCGCGCGCGAGGACGAGGCCGCCACCGCCAAGCGCTACGCCGACGCCGAGCGCGCCGCGCAGTCGGACGCCGCCGACGCCGATAAAAAGGCCGCCAGCCGCAAAAGCGAGCTTGGCGCCATGATCTTCAAAACCGGCTACACGCCCACCGACGCGGAGCTCGCCGCCGCCGGCATGACCCGCGCCGAGGCCGAGGCGTGGAAGCAGGCGTATCTGCGGAATCTGAAATAAGAAGGGAGAGAGCGCGATCAAAATCATCGAACACAACTGGGCGTGGGCGCACGGGCTGTCGCGGCGGACGGCGACCGAGGCGATCGTGCTGCACCATGCCGCGGCGATCACCGCCGCGCCGGAGGATATCCATGCCTGGCACCTGAAAAACGGCTGGGCGGGCTTCGGATATCACCTCTACGTCCGCAAGGACGGCAGCGTGCACCGGGGCCGCCCGATCTGGGCGTCCGGCGCGCACACCCTGAATTTCAACAGCCGCACCCTCGGCGTCTGCTGCGAGGGCAATTACGACGTCGAGACCGTCATGCCGCCCGCGCAGCTGGAGGCGCTGCGCGCGGTGCTGGGGTACCTGCGCGGGCTGTACCCCGACGCGGCGGTGCGCTGCCACCGGGACTACAACGCCACCGCCTGCCCGGGGAAGCATTTCCCGCTCGCGGCGGTGCTGGAGGAGGGAGAGACGGATTGCCGCGTCGCTTCGCTCCTCGCAATGACAAATCAGGAGGAGGATGATCAAATGCAGCGATTCAAAACCGTAGGCGAGCTGCCGGAGCCGTATCGGGCGGAGATCCAGGCGCTTATCGACAAGGGGCACCTGCGCGGCAAAGGCGGCGACGCCGGACTCGATCTCACCGAGGACATGGCGCGCGTGCTCATTGTATGCGCGCGCATGGAGGGCGTCGTATGA